TGTATTGCTATTAAGTGCTGCAAGTTTTTGTACACCCACTAAAGAATTAGGATCAGGAGTCGAACCATCTCTGGCTTCATTCAATCCGGTTACTGCTCTTATCATATCCAAATAATGATTGTAGTTAGCTATTAACATTTGCATTTTACTAGAACCACTGTTAGCAGTAAGTTGTTGAATAGGAACTCGTGCATTATTAAATTCACCATCTTGAGTAAAACTCCTACCAATAACACTACCTGTTTGAAAATATAATCGTAAAGCATCTTCTGGGTTATAAGCATTACCTGTTCCTAAATCAACTTCATTTAAACCATCTGCATCAATAAATACACCATCAGGCACTATTCTAGAGACAACTTGTTGAATTTTTAAATGAGTCATTTGAATTAAATCTGCAAAAGGAATCATTCTACGAACCAAGGATTCTAACTGTCCTTTGTACATTCTCGGAGCACATGCTACATAATTAGGCATTGCAAACTGATTTGCCGATTTAGGCCTAACCATATTTTCAGCCAATTTCCATTCTAAAACAATGTTTGTTCCCATTACCATTACCCCTGTATACCAAACATCTATTCTTTTTTCTACCTTTTCAAATTTACCTTCCTCCATCATTTCTTGTGGTGGATTAAATTGATCATCTTTCTGAACAGTTTTATAAGAACCGTCTGCTAATTTTTTTCTTTTATAAACAAATGAATGGGTGGTTTTATAATTAAAATATAATAAAGTTGCAGTGTCTCTATAAAACATACTGTTTTCATAGAACTGTGAAGTGTTAAAATAATTATACCAGGATTGACTATACTTAGCTATTTCATTTAAATCAACATCGGTTAGTGATGGATCAATTTTAATTAGCTCTGTCATTGGAACTGTTTTAATTTCACCCCAATAAAAACAATCCTTAAAATAAGGATCTTCAGTATAACTATAAACCACATTTGCAGGATCAACATAATCTAATTTTACACCTTGTCCTGGTAAAAACTCATGTTTAGTTATTCCAATGCCTAGTGTTGTTAAATCATAATCCACCCTGTTTCTTATGTCATTATAATGATTTTCAGAAAATAAAGTGTTTATAGCAACTTCTTCTGCAATTTCTACCGCAGGTTTATACTTCATATTCATATAAAGTTCCATTTCTTCATCGGACTCAGGAAGTTCTTCGGCGTCTGTTTGAAACACATTGATGCCGAAATCTTCTTCTATTTGAGTAAATAAAGGTTTTGCAATAACTTCTCCTTCTATTTGTTTTTGAAACTCATTTCTTTTTTCAGCAGACATAGCATCTTCAGCATAAGCTTTTACTTTAAAAAGCCTATCCGACATCCCATTTACTACAATATCTACAAACTTAGGAATGATAGGAACAGGTGTCCAATCTAAATTTAAATAAGATAAATCACCATCTACTGCTAATTCGTTTTTATATTTTGCAATAGACTGCTCACCTCGCGCGTACAAGCGTAGACGCATGAACTCTCCCCATTGATCGTAAAACCTACAAGAACCATTGTCTCTTCTAAACCATTCATATTGTATTGCTTGTCCTATTTGTAATCCATATTCTACTGTATCTTTTGTGGAGTCTGAAACAAACTGATCAGGAAAAGCAGCAGCTTGTATATTTATTGTAACGTCTTTCATCTTTTAAGTAATTGACTAACTGAACTTTTATTGTTATATCTTGCAAAGTTAATGCTTATTTTTGATTGTTTTTGAACTGGAGTATATAGGTGTTTTTGGTTAGACATTATAGCAAGACCTGAGCTTATCGATGCATCAAATCGTGTACGATTATTAATATCAAATTTTGCCCAATCCTCTAAAGTTCTTTGAAAATACATTGTACCCATTACATCTTTATCTCTATACGTTCCATCTACATCAAGGCCTATATGTTTTTCAATATAAGACTCAATTGCAGAAGCATGTGATTGTTTTACATCTTCTGAGCTATTTGGTATTCCACCTAGCTCCTTTTCTGTTTTAGACAACTTGTTATATTTTTTATCCGGTCTATTTAAACAATAACCTCTGTATCCTCGATTTTTGAAATGATACAATAAACGTGGTTTATTGTTTTCACATAAAATAGGCATACCATAAAAAACACAAGCCATCAAGACTTCTTCGAAAAATATTTCTGCTGTTTGAGGTCTGGCAATGTACTCAAGAAAAAACTCATTACTTGGGGCATCATCCATATTAAATTTAGTTAACCCATGTAATGATCCATTAGAACCTTTCCCAACAACTACTCCAGAAATGTCATAAGAGTCACATCCAAAAGAACCAAGATGTTCGTTTCCAGGTCTTTTTTGCCCTCCCCTTTCAATAACGTTATTTTGAAGTGAAGCCTTTGGGATGTAAGTTACAAAAAATCTTCCTCTTTTATTTGGGCTCCATATAACCTTAGAATCTTTTATACCATCTTTCCAATAAAAACCTCCTTGAGTGACATGATGTTGTATAATTAAAGAGTCATTGTAATCTATCTGTTGATATATTTTAGTAAGGTTAAATAAAGACTGTTTACTTTCATCTCTAAATGCATGAGACTCAGATCTTGGAAATTGTCTATAAAACTCATTTAAAGCATCAGGATCGTTTTTTAATGACTCAACTTCATTTTCCCAATAGTTTATCGCACCTTGAGAAATCATTTCACCATCAATACCTATAACAGGTTTTGTAGGATTTTTTAATACAGGCATTCCATATATATCTATAAACCCTTCCATATTCCACTCCATAGGAACAAACAAATTATATAGCCCGCTTTTAGTTTGACCATTAGAGTTTCTTTTCATACAATCAGAATCTTCAAATAAAGACTTAAAGTTTCTTCCTCCTTTATCTAATGCATTAGAAGTAGAACCCATTAGGCATTTACCGATTACTTTACTACCTAATCGCAAACAAGTTTTAGTTACCCTCCAATTATTTAATATGTTTTCAGGTCTCTCCCATTTACCACTTTCATCATGAATTAATAATTGTAACTTCTCACCATCATAACTGTTATCTGATGTGTTCTTCCAGTCAATAGTTGTATCTAACCCTTCTAGCTCTTCTTCATCCACCACATACATATTCTTCTTGGTAATCTTAGATGCAGGAACTCTATAGGCTAGTTCTGTTTTAGGTTTATCCATACCATCTTGAATCGGTTTAAAAAAGAACGGATAGTTGTTAGATATAGGAACAATCTTGTCGGTAAACATTTTTTTAGCATCTGCTCCAGTTTTAGAAAGTATACCTATTCGAGAGTCTTTTGTTATCGTGGCAGTATTTACGCCTTCACAAGAACTCATAAAAGAAAAACCTGAACGTCTTATTTTTAAATAACACATTCCAAAACTTCTTTTGTCAGCTTTAGATGCTTCCCAAAATATATAAAACAATCTATTAGCTTCTCTAAAATCAGGATGCCCAACATCTATTTTAGTCCATTGTAGATACATATAATGAGTGCCGGTAATGTACGTTGGTTCACCATTATTCATAAACCAAAAACCTTCTTCCCTTCTATCGAACTCTTGCTCGATATAATCTACCCATTTGTTTTTAAATTGTGGAGGGGTGTCATGCCATTGAAATATAGATTGTATTTTTTTTAATTCTTTAGGTAAAACATGTGGCTCCCAATACTGTTCTTCTTTTTTTTTGTCTCGTGCATACACCTCGTTAGGAGGTTTAGGTAATGCTATGTTTAAACCATTTATATTTATTATCTGATCTATTTGTCCAGTTTTAGAAATAACAACAAAATCATATTTATCATTATACCCATAAAGCCAAGTCCGAGCTCTATTCTTAGTTGCTAACACATTTTTAGGAACTATATTATAAAGATTTTTATATAAACTATTTTGATCTTGATTCTGCAAAGCCTTTAGGTGTATTATTTTTAACTATATCATTTCCTTCTATTAATTGCTTCTCTTCTTCGATTCGCTTTAATATTTCAAATGCATCAAAGATAGCAAGTTTTTTTGTAGCTGCTGCATTTTTTAATCTGTCTGCGGCCAGCTCATCATCTTTATCGTATTTAATAATATCCTCTTTGGCTACTTTTATAAGTTGAGTAACTGCTTTTTCGCCAGCTTTAATTATTTCTTCTTTTATTTTTTTACTGTCCATTATAATACCATTGTTATATTATTGGTAAACATGCGATATAATTTTTCATCATCTATATAAAACTCATATTCACTATCTGGAGAAAAAGTTATTTGATCTCCTTCTTTTACACCTAAAGATTTTAGTTCTTTATTAGAATATTTTAATATACCATGTAATGGTTCTTCTTTAATATTAACCCCTTCAATATAATAATCTTTTTTTGGAATAGGTTTTACAAAACAATATTTATCATGCCCATACCATCTTCCTTTTTTGTTATATAAAAAAAACTGATCATAATCAATAAAGAATAAATCATCTTTAAAAAAACTTTTACCACTTTTTTCTCTACCCTTCATATCAAAATAAAATTTAAAGACATTGTGGTGTACCAACAAGATATCTCCTTTTGAAATATCGCCACTATAATTTAATGGAGTAGATACCACTTTTGCAAACCTATTAGATGCTTTGTGGTCTTCTTTAGAAACGCTGGTTATAAAGTCTATACCTCCTAAGTCTTTTATATTATCATAACGCCTACCTTTTATTGGGCGCACTATAAAAGAATAAGGTGATTGCATTAAAAATCTAAATTATATTCTACTGAAATCGGCATTGTGGTTTTAAATTCTTTCCACATTATAAGCTCTTGATTTCTTTCTATCCATATTTTAAAAGAACTTGAAACAGGATCACTTTGTATTAAATGTATTTGATATCTTCCATTAAGAACTTCTTGCCCTACAATATAATGCATGGCTCCAGACTTATAGTCTGCTCCTATAGAGATTTTTCTAATGTCCATCGGATTAAAATGTAGAATCTAACTTTAGTGTTCGGTAAGTTATATTTACATACAATGTTCCGTTTCCTTGAGTTGGATTAGTTCCTGCTTTAGATAAAACCACTGCTGTGTTTATAGGAACTTGTTGAGCACCTCCACCAGTATATACTTGTGCAACATAATCTACACTAGAGTTCATAGTTGCTATGGTAATATCACCTAAAGCAAGTGCACCCATGTCTATTGTTGGTAAATCTGCTGCATAGTCATAAGTTACCGAACCTGGATCCATAAAAACAACAATTCTTTGTATATCATATACATATGCAGAACCAGGTGCAGGAAGTAATTCAAAATCTTGAGTAGCTAAAACATTTAAAAAAGTAGATGAAACTGCTACAGTTTTAGATGTTACATCAACATTATATAATTTTTGTAAAGCCTCTAGGGTACAAGTTTTGGTAGATAAGTCATCATTAGCATCTGTCAAAACAAAGTAATCTGACAATACAGGATCAATGTTAGGATAGATGCTAGTGTTACTTATTCTTGCCATTATTTTACTTCTTCTACAGGTTGTGCTGCTTCAACTGTTTCTTTTATTGCGCCTGTTGCTAAATCAATAGAAACATCTTTACCATACTTTTCCATAAGATTTTTTTCATCAACTTTAAATGCCGCTCTAAGATCATCCATTTGAGCTAATAATTCTTTTTGTTGTAGTAAAGAATCCGCGATTGCTAATTTAGTTTTGGTGAACTCTTGGTTCATCCCTTGGAGTCTTTTTAACTCGTCTTCTGTAATTTTTTTTTCTGCCATTGTATTTAATTTAATTTAAGTTATAAAAAACAAATATAGTAAAATATTATTATTATTCACTTTCTTCTTCCTCTTCTTCTACTGGAGGAGTTGGTGGATT